CTTCTTCAGCTCCCCGTACAGTTTCTGTATGGGGAGTCCCATTATATTATAGTAACCACACTTAAAACATAACAATTTAAGAACCAACAAATTAAGAATAAAGCTACAATCTACGTAAAACTATAGTAAAACAAATGATAATTTTAGAGAAAATATCATTTTAAATAGCATTCACTTCCCTCGTTTGGTCCCACACTTCTTAAACCATTCAATCATCAATCACTATAATTATAGGCAAAGATATAAAAAAGCAATTAAAACCTAACTGCCAACTAATTAAATATACCGATATGTTAAAAATGATATTTTCTTAAACTTTTTCTTGATTTCGTTTGCACGTTATCAAAATAATGCTTATCTTTGTAACGTAATCAAAGAGATGATTACAGCGGTTAATCTTCTTCACCGAGAAAGCAAGAAGAGAAACCTAATCGGTATTCATTATGAGACTCGCAATTTCATTTAGAATCTGGAAAGTAAGAGTAAACTTCGAAATTCTACTCTAAAATCCAAGGGGAGGGAAACCTCCCCAACCGATTAGGATTTTGCAAATATAACAATTATGGATGAAATAACAAAGGGAAAACATGGTGGTACAAGAGCTGGAGCAGGACGAAAGAAAACAACTGCGAAACGCTACGGCTTTAAGGCTCCTGAGGATGTCAGTTCAATTCTTGAAAAGGTAGACGATAAGACTTCGTTTATTTGTGAGGCTATCTTAAAACTAGCTAAAGAAAAAGGAATGCTTTAGTTATAAATAAGAGAGACAACTTATTTGGCTGTCTCTCTTGCTTCGCTCAATCATTCATAATTTCCTTTAAGATTTTAATTGACCGATTTAAATCAGTCTCAAAAAAACCATGTTCGAAAAGTCCAGATGAAACACCTTCATTTAAAGTAACACGCAAATCATCACTTATTGGATAATTTCTAACTCTCTTCTCAATCAAACTCTTCTTTGCGCCAGGAGTATTATATTCAGAACTAATACCTTCCAAGTAATCATACAAAGTTTTAATTTCATTTTTCTCCATAATTAATATTTTAATAATTAAAATTTGTGTTGCAACAACAATAGTGCCGCAACACCAGAATTAATCTCAGTGTTGCGGCACTACTTATTTCAGATGGCACGTTTTTATGCAACACCCAAATATATAACTTTTATTTAGAAGGACAAAAAAACTAGCGCATTTTTTGTTTTACATACCTTCCAATTAACACTAGAATAAACACAATGATGATTCCCAATGCCCAACCACCTAATTCCAGTTTCATAGACTGCCATTTGGTTAACTGTTTCTCTATTGGATAAGGGACCTGGATGCTGTCTGTCCGACTTATATACATCGTATCAATTAAGTTCTTATACTTATATAAATACCGATCTTTGTAAATAAGTACTGTATCACCTTTACGATCAACATAAATGCTGTCTCTCTGATAGATACTGTCATGTAGTATCTTGCTAATGTAGATACTATCATGCTTTACTGTTTCAATCGGAATATGTCGGATACTCCGACAGGATGAAAACCATATTGCTAACGTTAGCAATATGATAATGTATATCAACCACTTCATGATTCAAACTTTAGATCATTAATTCGGTTCATCCATCCCCGTTTAAACTTGTTGTTTACAGGACGCTTCCGGCAAATCTCTTCTATGAAGTCAAACCTAGCTAGTTTTATCTGGTCGAACAGTTCACGAGGATTACGAGAATTAACGGCTGTAATAGTTTTTGGTCCAACAATACCATCGGGTAATACTCCAACTAATTCCTGTGGTATCTTGATACCATGAACACCGGATGCCCACACCCAATCAACCAAGATATTAGCTACTGACTGAGATTTTATCTCGTCAGCCTTCCATCTGTCCCAATACATTGTTTTCATGATCTCTGTCCATTCTTCTTTAGATAGATTCTTCAATCTCTCTATAGTCGGTTTAGGATAGCCTTTCTTCTTACAATACGCCTCGTAAGTAGCGATTGTTACACCCATATTAGTTGCTCCTCCTAGATCATCAGGGTCATTTACAAAACCGCCTTCCCATTTTAGGATGAACGGTACTAATTTCTTCACTTCTGCCATTTTATAAAATTAAAATCAATATTAAAACTTGAATTAGTTGCCCGATGGCTCCACCGATTAATGTTACCACAATATCAAGCCAATCCCATTTTCCACCCCAATCTCTGTCTTTAAATTCCATTCCTGCCGCCAATCCTGCCACAAATAAAATAGTAAATAGTGCCCCTGCTGGAATAGCATACAGGAGATGTTTAGGGCGATTACTTTCCTTGATCCAGTTCATTATTTACTCTCCTTTTCGCTTCCGTTTTTTCTTTTTCGGGTATATTACCAATCATGCTACTAATTTTAGTTCTGACATAGACAGGGATGCCGAAAACAGCTCCCGACCATATCAAGCATTGTGCAAAGAACCATAATACAGTATCATGAATGATACCTAAAGGCTCAACTAAAAAACCTGCAACCGACACCCCCACTCCTGCGAAGAGCATTCCCACAGCAGACCAAATCATAATATCGTCTCTCGTTTCCCTTTTCATTTCCTCACTCTTTTAACTTATAAAACATACTCGATAAGGCTTAACAGAGTCACAACAATGTTTATCCTTTGGATTATTTGATTCCTTAAATAACTCGTATACAATATGGAAATCCTCTATAAAAGCATCTGCTTTCCCACGTTCCTCTTCCCATCGCTTATTTTTGTTATAGTCTGGCAATATCAACGACCCGTTGTATACCTGCGTTTTCAGTCCTGTAGATGTGCTTTTTTGGTCCGCTATCTTCATATATCGCACAAACGCATAATAACATAGGATCGTATAAAGAGGAACTATATTGTATTTTTCCCCGGCTATTACGACATCTAACGAATAATTAGAATCAGAATCGGTTCCGACAGGGATATCACTCTCTCCTTTTCCACCTCCTAGCTCACTCGACACCGAAAAGAATGTATCACCGCAAAGAGCTACCTTTATATCGAGCTTATCTGCCTCTTGAATGCATTTGTTTATCTCTGTGTCCTTAACATCTGCTGCGATATCAAAGATTTCACGAAACTTCTTGATTACTTCGGAAAAACTATTCATTTGGGTCTGTTTTAACGTTTACTGTCGAGTTAGATTCTTCTAATTCGTTATAAATTTCACATACTTCTGTTGGAAGGTCTAAAGCACGCGCAATTTCCCGACTCAACTTACTACGAAGTTTTGTCACGGAACGGCGATAAACTTTCTGCATCTCCTTCACGACCTCGCCGGACGCATTGGAGAATGAGATCAAAGACGAGTCAACCAAAGGAATAGGGATGTTATAGGCTTGTGAAGCGATATCCTTCTTTAGCGGTTCGTTGTAAGCCTTATACAGATTAGCGTCAATCGGTACGCCCAACTGGTCTACCTTAATAAATGGCTTATCAGTCAGAGCATTTTCATCACGGACCAATACCGCTGATCCTGCCCCTTGCGCTCCCATTATATCTTTTATCCCCTTAACAAAAGCGTCCTGTTCCTCCTGTTCGGTAAATTCTCCGTGAGAAATGATGCTGCACATGTGGAAACCACGTGTAAGCGTCCGTTCTACATAAGTAGAGTTCATCGCTTCCGCCTGCATCTCAGACTGGACTGCATGAAACGGAGAAAGCGGATAGGGCTTCGTAGTGAAGAAGTTTATGTACAAAAGCTGTCCGGGGTGATTCTCGATTCCGCCGAAAAACTCTACTTCATCCGCAAAGTTATCTGGATTGAACGCCGGGTAGGTAACTGCCGTTTTATCCAATTGGGTAGACTTGATATTTTGACGATCCCAATTATTAAACACTACGTACTTATGAATAACCGGATTCGTTAAGTAGTCTTTATTCAGCCCGGCACGGACATATTCGAAAGGAACGGGATAAATCATTTTAGGGCGATAATCGCCTCCATACTGGACAATTAGAGCGCACCCTCTGAAACGAGCTACGTCATATGCCAGCATATTCAGTATCTCGTCCATGTTATCTCCGTGGGCGTTCGTCATTTCGCCAAAATCACGGTTTTTAAAGCCTTCACATTCTATCGCTTCGCTCAGCCGTTCCACACTCAAAGAGGCGGTTTTGCTAGCATATATAAGCTCCGATAAAATTTGGGGGTATAGGTTTCCGTCCCCATACCCCACAATCTTTTCGGAAACCTTAGCGTTAACTTTGAGCGCTCTATCTACTATTACGTTTACTTTCTTGTGAGCTATCATATTAACGTTTCCTTTTAGTTTATTCCAGTTCCTTCATAATCTCGTCTACTGAAACCTCCGGCGTTGTTTCTACTGAAGCTTCCGGTTCAGGATCAGCGGGGGTCTCCGGTTCTACGGGCTTCTCTTCTTCTGGAGCTTCTGTCTCCGGTGTTTGTTCCGGTTCAGGATCAGCGGGCAAAACGGTCGGTACGTCCTCCTGTGGCTCTATTGGACCTAAGTCCTCAAAGTAGGATTTATAAACCGGATTTTCTTTCATGATTCGTTCGGCGATGGCGTCCGTACAGTTAAATGCACGGTAAACAACTCCGTCCGCCACATGATTGATAGATAGTCCCGGTTTCATTACGTAGCGAACGTGTATGCCCGTCAAGTAGTGATCCTCATACCATTTCTTCGCGTACGCACGATCCATATGACACATAGGGTCCAGTTTTAGATGCGTAATACTTTTACAGAGATTCAAAATCTCGAACTCGTCCGTTAAGCGAATTAATTCGCGCACGGGCTTGATATCTTTTGTTACAGTTTTCTTTGCTCTTGCCATGATTATACAGTTTTTAAAGAGTTATACTGTGCCGCCGTAATACTATAATGGAAATCTCCGCAAGACCCGTCCGGCGTTTTTAAAGTAGCGGTTGAAACTCCGTCTGTTGAACTATCAGTTGATAAATCTGAAACCTCTAACGGTGAGTTACATCCCAAAATGAAATATTGGTTGTTTTTTGTTCTAATAGCAACCAAAAACGACCCAGAAACCAAAGCGATAATGTAGCTAACTACAGGTAACGATGAAAGAAGTTTCATGACTACTGATATTTCCAACATAGTAGGAGCATTGTCGTTTGCCCGCGATGCCTCCGTCACTTGAATAGAGTTTTTTACAGATTGAACGGTATATCCCCTTGTTCCGGCTTTCATTGTTACTACTGCCTGTCCTGTCGTAGAAGATACCGAGATACTAGAAACATCTTCGTAGTTCAATATTACGGCTTCCTCTACTCCGGCAATTCCAGAGATTAAACCGGGATTAGCGCAATCAAACGCTAAATCTTGTGCTATCTTCTTTAAACAAGCCATAATTATGATGATTTAGACACTAGAGTATTCCAGGTAGCCTCAGTGATTGACGCACGGGCTTCTCCTAGAACATTCTCAGGTGTGGTTAACGTAATGGCGGTATAGCCGCCGTTATCATTTGCTGATTCTTCCAGTCCGGATACCTCCAAACCGTAATTACAGCCATAGATACGGTAAACACCTGTTTCAACCATTTTTGCAACCGCCACGAGAATTGAGAATGGTATTGATAAACACGTTTTCCGCACTCGTTTTCTTATACACGGTAAAATTAACCGATTGTTCCAGCGCATTCGGGGCGTTTTCGTTAATTCTTTGGGCTTCTGTAGCATTTGCACCCTTTCGGATAGACGCTACCCGGATAACCTTGCCCGAAACAGTCAACGTGATAGTAGCGATACCGTTGGCGATGGAGATAGATTGGATATCTGAGTAGTTAATAAGCAACAAATCAGCTATTCCAACTGCTCCACCTAAACAATCGTAGGTTATTGCACCCGTGATATTACTAATACATCCCATGTTGTTAAGTTAATTTATTAGCTTCTAAATACGTCCAAACAGCAGGTAAAGCAACTATATTGCGATCCCCCCTAGAGTTATCCGGTGTTTTCAGCGTTACGGTATCGAAACCGCCAGCCGCCGAAGTATCTCCGTCCATGCTTGCCACTTCCAGCCCGGTATTAAGTCCGGCAACTTTAATGTTACCGCCGTCTTTGAGTTTTGCGAAGGCTACGTAATTCCCGGATAGCAGTGATTCCTTAATCGCCGCACCGTCAGAAGTCTTATCGTAGACCGTGATAGTAACCGTCTGTTCCATTCCGGCTGCACCGTCCAGTGTACGCAAAGCGTCCACTACTTTTGCGCCATTCTTGTAACAGTCAACCGGAATTGCCTTTGCACCGGATACAAGGACGATAGAGTTTAATGTCACGCCATCGCCACCCATTACAAAAGAAGACAATTCCGATTTGTTAACAAGGTACAGCCCAGCCAAACCGACTGAGCCGCCCGCACACCCAAAAACGATAGCCTTATTTAATTTCATACATGCCATAGTTTTCGGTATTAGTTGTTATGCTTTCGCTTTTGTTGCAAGTTTCAAAATAGACGGAATAGCTACCATTACGTCCGCAGCAAACACAGTTGTAGAGTAATACTTGCGGTCTTTCGCATCTTGAATGAACGGTTTAATGTTCACGTTTGAATCTTCCAAAGCGATTTGGATATTACGTTTCGGAGTAAACGCGATAAACGCATCTTCGTCTGTTGCATCTGCGATCATAGACGCTGAAACATGAGGAAGTTCATTGATCTTGTATCCTTCTAAAGTGTACACAGCTTTTCCGTTCTCGAAATGTTCCTGAGCAGTTGTGTTGTCCTTACTCTGAACTAAGTTCTTAAACAGGCGCATTACATTAGAAGTCACGAAGAACTCGCTAAGTTCCTTTTGATCGGGGCGTTGTGAATCAATAAGTTTCTTCATGGTATCCTCTACGCTAGCCGTAGTCAACTGCAAAGGAAGGATAGTTTCTGCGCTGTCCTTCATTTGCTTAATGAAACCACCATTTTTGAAAATATTGTAAGCAACATCACCTGTCTTGGTTCCGTCCAGCCATGCGAGACGTAGCAAATCAGCCTCCAAAACTTTCAGTACTTCCGAAGCCATGAAACCTGCCAGTTGAGTTTCATCGAAATCGTCCGACAAATGAATACCCTTAGCTACCATCTTCCCCCACAAATCTTGCAAACAAACAACGATAGGTAACTCCAAAGGCTGGAAGTCATAGTACTTTACATGATCGGACATATCTGTGTACTCATAAGTACCTTCACATCCAGCAGACTTACGAAGTGCCTTATCTTTCGCTACAAAAGTAACAATAGGCGTTTTGTTGTCAAGTCCAGAGAGAACGGTTGCACCGCGTTCCATTTCGCCAACCAGCCCGACAGTCAAAGAAATGACGTCAGCCAGTGAGTTAATATTCAGATTATTTAAATCTGTAAATGTCATTGCCATAATTTATAGTCTCCTATGATTTTAGTGTGATTACTTTTCTTTTGCGAACTTAACCATCGCCTCCCGCGCTTTCTTGCGTGCTTCCTCGTTGGAAAGCTGCGTCTTTTGTGCATCTGTTTTCGGTTTGCCTCCCACCGTACGAGTTGCAACAGGTGGCGTTTTCGTTTGCTTGGAAAGCATTGTTTTAATCTCACTCAAAGATGATTCAAGAGCAGTTAGACGCTGAGAAAATTCGTCCGGTGTCTTGGTTTCTGTCTCCGGTGTTTCCTCCGGCTTTTCGTCCATGTACTCTTTGAACTCGGCTATCTTGCCATCTTTGATCACGAGAACGATTTTTCCCTCTTCCGGGATATCAACGGTGATCTCACCATCTTCCACGGCGGTTCCGTCCTCTTTTACTACTTCGTCACCTACGGCTGCCTCTTCTCCTGCTGCCTTAATAGTGATCTTTTCACCATTAACCGTTTCTACGATTTCCTCTTTAAGCTCCGTTTTCTTTGAAAAGGTGCTGATAATGCTTGATAAAAGACCCATTTTGTTCTTTGATTTTTGGTTATTAAAAAGCGAACTTGTCGCGGCTGGTAAGCCTACAAGGTCACACGTGAATAATTCTTCAAAACTCGTCACGTCCCATGTTTGGTTCTCTTCGTTCCACACCTTAGTGTCTAGGTCTACGACTGAAACGCCTAGCATTTCCGGTTCCTTTTCAATCATGTCCTTCATAAATCCTGCCTCCTGCGGATAGTTCTTTAAGAGAGCTTCCGAAAAGGTCAGATCGGCGTAGACTACTCCGTTTTCCTCAACGAAATTAGAGAAACTACCGATGTACTGGTCCAGCAGATCGTTACCGTTGTGTGTCCGGCGAGAATGGATAGGGCGAATACTACCAGCCACCACAAGGGACGCTAGCGATTCGGGCGTAATAACGATTTTCCCGGTTTTTAATTCACCGTTAACTTCATCCGTCCAATCGTTTGCGGTCGGTCCCGCCTCTATAATTCGTATTTTCTTGAAATCCATAAATTAGAGATTTACCATATAAACCATTCTATATTATAAACTATATTTCAACACAAAAATAGCTGTTACAACCTACTTACTATCCGCAAATTGTAGCAAATACGAATTAGCCCAATGCGGAATCAATAACAATTGTACGATTTTGTTGTACATCGGTAATATCTTGGACTGAAACTATCGGATTTGGAGCATTCTCTACCCCTTCTACAAACGCAAGTGCGATAGCTGCCACTGTCTTGTCGGACAAATCAACCGCTTGCTTAGACATAGACCGATTAAGATTCGTATAAGATTGAGTACTGATAACATCGAATCCTCCCCCCTGTGCATATCGGTAAGCATTAGAATTGCCAAAAGACCGTCCCCCGTATTGCTGATTAAGAGCAGACAACGCATTTATAGCATGAGATGCACGTTTGTTGAGGATGTACATATTCTCGCCTCCTTCCGCCTCGAACTGCTGCCCGTTTGATCCGGTGAACGTTACACCGCCCTGTGAATGCGGAGCACCAAACACGGTACCACCTTTGGCAAACTTCTTAACGCTGGTGTTAGTTTTGGGAACTTCTTCTTTTACCTTCATAATTGAGGCTACTTGTTTCAATCCGGCAGCGATCACGATGGCTGCTTGCGCTACTCCCCAAATACCACCCTGCGCAATAGCCTTAGATGCACCTAAGTATGTGTTAATCGTAGCCTGTGCCAGAGCGAACGCTTTTCCGGCTTCCGATTCCTGTCCCATGATATTAGAGATTTGCCCGGCGATATCGGCTGTCATTTGTAACTTGGCGTTTACCAGTTCCTTTTCTCTCTTTTCCCGTATTTGGGCGTATTTGGATTCAATCAAAGAAATGTCCGCCCCAGTCTTCTCAGCGTTCGCAACTTCCATTTGGTATTGCTGCTCTAGACGAAGGGATTCACGTTCGAAGTCACTAGTTATGCTGGCTTCCTCGATGGCACGTTTGTTCTCTAGGTCTATGGCTTCCGTTTCTCTCTTCTTAGCGGCTTCTTCGGCTTCTAGGGTGGCTACCTGTTCTTGGAATGCTATCCGCTGTTCCAGCTTGATGTTATCGAATTCCTGTTGCGTTATAAGCCCCTGCTGCAACCTGTATCGCTCCTTTTCTAAGATAGCTTGGTTTAGCGCGTCTTGGTCCTCTAGTGCCTTCTGCTTGTCTACTATACCGATATTAGATTCTCTTATCTTTAGCTGCAATTCGGTTATTCCGTTTTCGTAGCTTTTTAGAACTTCCTGCTGAACTTTCTTAGCGGTTTCGGCGGCTTTCCTTTCTGCGTCTTCTTTGTCTTTTTTGACTTTCTCCGCTGCCGCTTTTTGGGATTTAGCATAATCCTCGGCACGCTTTTTATCGGCTACTGCGGCGGCTGCCATATCAGCTTTTTCCAGCCCGGATACCTGACTAGTTAGTTCCTTCCGTTGTGATAAATACTGTGCTCTCTTTTCCTCCAATGCTGCTAAAGCCTCTTGTTCTTTCCTCCTGTCTTCATCAGAAGTGTAAGACAATTCGTTTTGCGTCTTTATCTGCTGATATTTAGCCTCTAGTATCTTTAATTCGGAGGCTTCCATCTCTCTAGATATCCGTAGGGCTTCATTAGCTGCATCTTGCCTTTCCTTAGAACTCTTAGTTTGATCGGCAAGAATAGCCTTTTGTTCCTCCATTTCCCTACGTTGCCGGGCTAAAACTACAATAAGATCGGTTTCAGCGTTATATATGTCCCGTTCTACTTGTGCCATCCCTCTAGCAGTTTCGATAGATTTAACGGTTTCGTCCGATATCAGACCTAACCAGTTGTAAACCTTAATATAAGCCTCTGCCAGCCACTCAAAAACCTTGACTATCTCCACAAACAGAGCGGCTACGGCGTCCAATACCTTAGTTATGATCAACTCGATAGGTGCTAATATAGTCTTAACGGAAACAGCCAGTTCGTTGTTGCGGTCCATCAACTTTCCGATAGCTGAGATCACCGCAAGAATAGCCGATGCAATGGCAACAAAGGGGTTCGCCATCAATGCAGCGTTGAATGCCTTTACAGAAGCAATACCGCCGGACATACCTTTGACCATTTGCCCGGTTGCGCCAGTCATACCGCCGAGGCTTCCGGTTGCCTTCTCGATATCCTCTGCATAGTTACCCACGTTTCTACGGGTATCTCCCACCCCTTTCTCAAGGTCTTTCAGTTTGTCGGAGATTTCCTTGGTTTGGGCTACCATCTGTTTCCCAGCCTCCGAGTTTGTCCGCTGTTCAACGGACATTTTGTTTAGTGCCTTCGTGTTAAGGGATAACTTCGCTCGCAGGGTTTCCACGCTTTCCGCTTCCGAGTTGACAATGGTAGTGTGTGCTTTAATAGCGGCTGTATTCTCGGAAGTCTCATTCTTATTATTGTTTAGTTGTTTGGTTAACGATATGATCGCTGTTTCTGACTTCTCCGTTGCCTTTTCGAACGCCGTTTGATCTATAAGATTGTCTTTATAGTTCTGACGAAGCCCGGCAAGTGCCGTCTTCTCGGCGTTTATCTGCTTGGTTAGCTGTTTCTTTTCTTCTGCAAGGTCTAAAGACTTCTTGATCAGAGCGTCCAAACCTTCTACTGCCTCGTCCGTCTTGAACGAAAGGTCTAGTAATGTAACATTATCTGCCATTTATTTAACGATTAAGATTAATTTTAGTTAGTTTTACCTTACATTCCTGCGTTGCTAGGTTATACTCCGTGATAGAACGAACGTAGAAAAATGATCCTAGCTGCTTAAAATACACTACTCCGTTATGTTTATACTTGTTCTCTATGAAATAGTAGGGTATTTTAGCCTTAATAGTGACATCTATAGCGTCCGAAAACATACCGTAATACTTGGTTAATCGTTGCGTGTACTCGATAGACTTGAAATATTCGACCCAAGTTACGGGCTTATTGTCTTGAACCTTTCGTATCGAAAAGCGCGGGTACGTACCGTCTTGTGGATTCGGCACGCCCGATTCTACTACGGTCCCTTTAGCCGTGAACGATGCACTGGATAATTGTAAACTCTTTGTAAAATCACCGATTTTGAATATACCGATGTTCGGAAAACCTTCTGAGTCCTCTATCTTGTCTATCGATACGTAGAAATCGGTCCAGTCTTGCCGCATGTCATTGAACGTGATCGGTCCGTTTCGATCAAAGTTTTTTGCATCGTTCGCGATTAGATTATATATGCTAATAATAACACTTGTGAGTCCGCTATCGTCTACGATGGTCTGAAACTCCCACCCCCACTGGAACACTTTGCAAATATCCGTTAAGAAATCTACAGCGTTCGATACTCCACAATTCCCCGCTACCTGTGTCACCCCAGCGGTATTCCTTAACTCGGTTATCTTCCCGGAAAGATTAACGGCTTCGTCTGGGGACATTGTTTTCGGCGGGGTGGCATCTAATTTCTCATACACATTTATGTCTCTACTTATGTATAAGCCATTAAATATGTATGTAGGGATGTTCATAGTAGTAGAAGCAAACTTATATCGTACCTGCGTGATATCGTTTTGGTTATCATCTTTTTGGAATATCGCTACGGTCTGATTATTGTAAACCGATTTCAACACCACAAAGTTTAATATGGTCCCCACTCTTGACATATCCAAAGTAATATAGGCGTTATTATCCATCGTTATCACCGCCGTTGTATTGGCTGTTGATCCGTCCGGAGCCATTAGAGCGGTACGGGTATCGTATTCTAAAATATCTAGGAAGTTACCTCTAAAATACTCCGTTCCTTCGTCCGTTTCGGATGCATACCGCCAAAACACAGTAACCGACTTCCCCACCAGTACCTCGGATAAAGGCTTTTGCCCTAGATTCTCGATGATCAATCCCGGTTCGTAGCCGCCGTATTCTATCGGCGGGAACGATACAGAAACACCAAAGGAGCCAACAGAACGCTTTATCAGTTCGCTTGCAGGGTAGAAAAAAGTGTTCCCTACACCGGATGTATAAAGATATCTTTCTATTACTTCTTTCGGTAACTGTGACATCTTTAGGTCCGACTGGGACAGAGCTATGTCGTAGGAGTCTTCGCTGCATGATACCTTAGCTTTGAACCGCTTGTTTATCGGTATCCCGCCGATATAAACTCTAGCCTCGTATTTCGCAGTACGGTGGGTAAAACCGAAACTTCTCATTTGATAGAATATCCCATCATTCACCCGATTCCTAGGAGCTTTAATGTTAGCCGAATAGGTACGGGTGGATTCTCCGAAACTGTATGGAGACGATGCATTAATAGACAGCTTGACATCCGTTTTTGTCAAGCCCTCCAAAAACACTCCATTTATCTGAATCTTTATATCCATGTTAGTACTGGAATTTTAGAGTTACCGTTTTAACTAGTCCCGTTGCCGTATATTTCACGCTTGTAGTAGATGAACATCTAAGTTTCGTATCCATATCTACCCCGTCTAGCCCTCTAACAGTTACATCCGGAGACAGGGAAAGAACATCTAGTGCGAACTTGTTAGCCTCAGTCACTTCGAATACACAGGTAAGTTCCCGCTTCGTAACGTTCCCACCGGATAAACCTTGCGCTATCGTAGATTGTGCGCTCCAATTATAGCAGGAAATCGCATCGTATGACCCACACGAGTTTAGCCATTTCAGTGTAATAGCTCCGCATGCGTGCACCTCTTCCGGATAAACCTTAACAGCAGCTACGGACCCATCCGGATTCTTTATCGTGATCTTCTTGTATTGGCATGCATCCGATATTCCGTCACCCTGCATGTAATTAAATTTGTCAGCCGTTCCGTCTTGATAGATAACGTCTACATCATAGTCCCTATCATGATAACGGCTGTCTATAAAGAAATTATCATCCAGTGTGTGCGCTAATGGTGCCCGCGGTCCGTAGTTGTCCCGGAAATCTGTGTCAGCCCTAGACACTCGGCTAACATTGTTTATACTCGCCAAGTTCATCACGGGAATACGAACTATCTGAGTAACACTATTAGCCGTTAGATTGGCTTTATGTATCAATGTCAGTTCTACTTGGTAGAACTGAACTCGATCACTATATACGGGAAGAAGCGGGAAGAAATAAGAAGCTGCGTCTATCTCCATTCCCTCAACTGGTTCTAACGTTGTGTAATAAAAGCTGTCTAGAGTAGAACGGCACTGTAGTTCCATCCGCACAATAATGTCCGTAGGTAGGTCCGTTATAATTAGCTTTAACGGCACGTTGTCCCATATGGTAGCACAACTGGGGTAGGTATATACTTTGCTGTCCGGTATATCTACGTTCACTCCAAATCTTGGTATTCTTAATTTCATTGCGTTAATATTGTTAGAATTTTCGCCTTTATGATCTTGTTTATATCCAGCGTCAGCCGTTTCACCCGTTCAGGATTAATGATGTCGGAGACTACCCCGCCACCGTTGAATTTGTTAGGAACTTTGATGCCGTCCCGCTTGATCACGTATGCGATGGCGAATGCGGCTTCCTCCGGGATGTTCGTGCCCGCTGTCCTATTCTTGTCCTGTATCCATTTCTTAATAGCAGAAACAGGCGGGAAAGCTCCTGCCTTCCTGCCCTGTTCCATCTGAATAGTATGCTTCGGTGCGGTGATAGTCACCCGGTTGCCTAAGTCGTTAACCTTTAGTTCCCGTCCAAATTCACCGGATGCGACTAGACCTTTCGAAATATAGCTTTCGAAAATCTCCTTCTTAATCTGCTCAACCGCCGCTAGTATATCCTTATCCATAATTTAACAAATCATCTGATACCGAGAACGTTACTTGCCACCCCGACTTTTTCGAATCGTAAATGTTCTGAACCTTTCGGAATATCAGACCGTCCACCTCGAAATGACAGACAAAAGTACTCATTAGTTTGTTTAAAGCCAAGTCGGTACGAACCAATGTATCAAGTTCCTCTGCGTTATCCTCCATGTAGTACGATTTGTCCAGGCACTGCAACACTACGTTGTACTTCCGGGTAGCCGGTGGCAACTTCGCCATTCCGCCGTCCGGTATATCGAACGTCAAGAACATTCCGGAGATGTCATTCACCAGTTCATTCACTGTGTAGTTATCTCCGAAATAGATGGGCAAGCCGAGTTTCACGGCTTCCCCATCCATAAAGTTTAATATATCACTGAATATCATGGTAATTTGATTATTGCGTCATGGTGACCGTTAGAACATAGGCATTCACCGGAATTAAAGTCATACCCCAATACCGCGTCACCCTGTAGGACGATGCCAGCGTCATGGCCGAAATTTTTTCGGGACAGAACCGCATTGTCGTACATTCGGATTTTAGGTCCGCTTATGAACAAAGTAGAGGACCCATAAGGAGTTATGATACGAGGTGACGGTGTGAACTCGACTATCAACCTCCCTGCGGTTACGTCTGCGGGGGTGATAGGAGCTGTCGGTGAATCCGCTATTCTCCCTACAAGGGTAAACAGAGCGTTATCCATATTTGCCGGAGTAGACCCGTATAATAATTTAGTAACCGCGTCATAGTAGGTAGACCCGAATGAATACCCAGATGAAAAAGTCGCCCTATACCCCGCACCGAAACCAAAAGGTCGTTTCAGTCTAACACGATAAGGGGACCCGATTTTCAGCTCTTCATACGGCTTCCCTGCATTCGCTGTCGCAACGGAGAGCTCGCCCTGTTCCCAATAATCCGGGCCTATCAAGATATCTTCCGGGCTAGTACGGTCCAGTTCGTTAGTAATGTATCGGCGCTTCTTGAATGCGCGAACGTACTTAACGTTGGCCAACGCAAGGTCTTCCTTGGTTATGAGTCCCCCCGCATCGGATGCGGCATCAGCCTTCTTTACGATAACCCCTACAAAAGCAGATTTAGCGGGTGCAGTATTCGCAATTCGTCCCCATCCCGGAGAACTTAGATAATTCCCATTAGCGTCAAAGAAATAACAGGTTATCCAATATCCCGAATTACACGTAATATTTGCACCCGGTTCTACGGGAACCGTGTCTATAATTCTGAAACGGTTCCCCACCCCTGTTGGAATCTTTCTTGAATCCCATGTAGGGTAGTCCGGAAGGACCCCATCCAGCGTTGTCCCACGTTCCCACAGGTTCACATCGAACACCCGGTTAACATAGGGATCACCGTGTAGCTGAACATCTCCACGAACGGTACAACCTACACCCACGTAGGCGGACCCTGTAATCTCCGGAACTTTCGAGTATTCGGACCTTCTTAATAATAATCCCAAAGACACGAATTCGGATGCAGTTATCGGTGAGTTATCCGTCTTTGCTATGTTCATAACAAAATACGGATTAGCAGTGTCGATAGAAGTAGGGTCTGTTTGTGACGTTTGTATTCTAAAATCGTCCCTTAGATACACAATACTAGAAACTTTGAACCCCGTTGTAATAGTAGGAAATACGGCGCCCTTAGTAGGCAATGGTTTTCCGGTCCTCACACGGTCTGCTACGGGTACCTTTTGGTCCTCGTAATATTTATCGAATGCGATAAGGTATGACCCTTGTTCGATAATGTTTCCATCTAGGGGAATCTTTTCAATGTCCGGGAACAATCTAGCAGAAGGGTCTAGGTTTCCCTTATGACTGACTAGTCCGTTGGTAAATCCTCCGGATAAGTCAAGGCGGTATAGTCCTTCTTTATGACTAGACAAGAAATTCGTGTACCCCGGAATATTAAAACCTAAATCCTCATTAGCATACGAGAAATCTATGTCCTCGTATGTGTTACCGTTTACCGCATCATTTCTGAATACACCCTTCGGTACAATACATCTACGCAATGTTAGGTCGCCTAGCTGAATCATTGTATCGTTAAAGGCGAGATCATCTAACCGTAACAGGGGACAATCGTAGGCGGATACTGCTCTGTCACGGGTAGCTACGGTTCTGTATGAATCACCTAGATACTTAGAGTACTCCAAATGTTCTACGTTACGGAATGTACCATATGGTTTATAATCTTGTCTATCTGTCGGCGTGTACATGTTGGTATTGTACAGCCCGCCTGCAAGAAATCGTAGTTGTGTAGTAGCCAGCCCGAAGTTGTTTGTAGGCATGATGAAGCTAGAATTATCCATCACGTACTCGCCGGATACCGATTCCGGGCGAAGGTCCATTAACAAAGAACCGCTAATGTGTCCTAATATCTTAGCGCCCGTATCTAGCAAATTAGCGGGCGTCATTGCCGTACCGTTAGCTTTCGATATGTGAGCCATTGCCAACCGATAAACGGGGTGACTAAGTTTTGTTAATGCCTGTGTAACAGCAAAAGATTCACCGGAATATGCCAGCTGTCCGTTCGTGTTCCAGTATCCCCATAAGATCCTGCAATTGTACCCTGTCGGGATATATATGTACGTGTCTTTTCCGAGGCGAAGGTTCGCTGTCGTTCGGCATATGTTAGCGTCATCTGCGTGCATGGACGCCGAAGTAAATAAGGTCCCGGCGGGGACGTCTCTGTTGAATCCTCCTTGCTCGAAAGGGAACGCCGTAGCCGTAGAAACCGGACCGCAAAGAATATCCATAGACACGCCGATGAACGAATCCTTGATGAACGTGTTATTTTTAGTATCCGCCGCAAAACATCTCACTGATAAGTATCCCGGAATAAGTGTGTTCCCGCTAAACTCCGTTATAATATCCGTATGAACGGGATTCGTTCCCGCAAAGAAATCGCCTATATAGGCGTTATCCTTGATTACAATGTCGGGACGGGTAGCTATACTCCCACCCGCTAACCAGCATTCGCCATCCTGTGATAACTGTGTTTCGTCCTTGATCGACCCTCCTAGTCTTCCTTTAGGTATAAAGCCGCCGAGAGAGTAAATATCCCTCTCGGCTACGATTCTTCCTGCTGAATTAATACTGTATTTCTTTCCCATGATTATTTTGTTTTAGATTTTTGTTTCTCAACTTCATCATGTCTCTTGCTGATCGCTAGAATAGCATCTGAGTAGTTTATCTTCTTCGCATCTTCGAATGAGCAGTTAAACAGTTCGGATGTGATCTGTACCATTCCTAGCACACTTTTAGCTTCTGTGATTGGATTCGATTCACCGGAACCACCTGCACCCGGTAACAGCACACGTTCCAGCTCGTCAGCCTGCCCAATCTGCTCCACAATGTACTTTGTCAGTTTCACCATATCAGCAACAGTTTCTGGTACATATCCCTCAGTCCATCCGCTAATACGTTCTAATACTGTTTCAGCTCTGCGTGCTTCGATCATCTGCCAGAGAGTTACATCTTCAACTGATGGACACGTATAAATGATCTGTCCATTACGTGTTACCCAGCGAGAAGGTATTAAGTATTCCGACATATAATGCAGAAGTGCGGTTTCATCTTGCGAAAGACTCTCCACAGCATCCGGCTTTAGATTCGCTATACGCCGTAATTGCATCAAGCGTTGATATCTACTTGTCAGACGAACAAACGTCTTCCATAACCAACGAAATGGGGTAAATAGGCGATATATCTGATATCGCACATATCCCCGAAAGGTTTTAATTTCGCTTTTCTTCATCTTTTCTTTGTTTCTTGCCGGGACGATACTTGGCGATCAGAAACTCAGTCGCGTATCGTATAGCGTCCATAGCGTGATTATTTTCGTCTACTGCCTCGTTCGTATCATAGAGTCCGGTCATCTTGTCAAATACATACGAGTAATTATCTGCTTCGTCCTGTATGCCTCGACTACCTTGTACAATGTGCATTTTAAACTGCTTCACTTGTGAAATACCTGCCATGATTGATCCTTTTCCCTTTATACATGGAAATATGCGGCATCCCAAACGAGAAATCTCAGCAATACTCTTCGCCTCTTGATTGTCCGCAATAGTGGTAACTTTATGTAGCCCATTTTTGCGCAAGACATTCGCAATATCCCAATTCAACAGACCTGTAGAGTATGCGATCTCTTGAACATAAAGATCATCTTTATCGAAGCCAACTTTTACAATCGCCGTAGGATCACCAGAGAAACCGAAGTCAAGACCAAGACACCATTTACAATTCGCTGGAAACTCCGGCACAATATCATATTCAGGATATACCAGTCCTTCGGTTCCTCCTGTTTCACCTAGTCCGAAGATTCGCCACCAGTTTTCATCAGCCTTGTTTCTCTCAATCTCTTCGATCTGCTCCGGTGTCAAATATGGATTGTCCTTGTAGGTGCTGACTATTTCCACCATGCCGGGACCCTTGAAATAGTCGTGCGCCCAAAACTTCTTAACCGGATTAAAGTCTACATACAGCATCAAACGAGTACGCACCGCCATTTGCCGGAATACTTCTTTCGGGACTCTCTGTGCTTCGTTTACAAACAGGATATCACGTGCAGGACCAAATACCTTCGCAGCATTCTCACAACCGAAAAACTCTATCTGTGATCCATTAGGAAAAGTGTAGGTCATTTCAGTTAAATTCATTGCCTTGCCATTCCAAAGACCTTCATCTTGCAACATACGTTTGAAATCGCGAAACATACCACGTTTCACTCCCGGCATTGTATCAGTTACACACGATATGAGTAAAGGAGCTTCAGACTGCTCAGCAATAAGATAAAGCAACTGTAACATGCTCCACGTTTTAGAAGATCGAGTACCACCCCGTGAGGATACTCCACGAATCACTGGATTTACCGTGGCTTCTAATAGCCTGTCAAAAACATAGGTCGTTTTCATTGTCCAGAGCCTTCTGTTTCCCCCTCTCCTTTCATCTTCCGTTTCTGCGATAGTGTAGAGAGCTTCTTAATATTACTAACCGATTCTTCTTTCAATACTTCGACCTTCAATGTTACTCCTTCCGTCTTCACATCGGTTCCAGTTTGTTTATTACGCCAACGATCTGGAGATATATTTGTAAGCAAGAATATAGCAGCACCAACATTCGCCTCTACATTCTTCACTGTTACTATTTTCTTCTTTACTTTCTTTCCTTCATATTCTGTTTTGGTTTCCTCAAATTCATATCCACAAGCAGCTTTTGACAGAGATTCAACTAACCTCTGCTCTAGCTTCTCCTTAAACTCATTTTTCCCTTTTTTTATAGCATCCGCAAAATCCGCATTTTCAAGCCAACGATAGTATGTTTGAGAGTCTATGCCGAAATGAGCGCAAAAGTCTTTCAACCTCGCACCGCCATGCTCCATTAGCCCATTTTCAGCCACCCATTTAGAGCACATTTCAGTCATTTCCTTTAAATTGTACGCCATGCTATAATCAGTTTTATATCAATAGCAAATTTACCCGATATCACTCTTACAGCCATGTCAAATTGTGTCAAGTACAGATTTACGGCGTTCTTCATCGTATATCGTATTACACAGCTTGTATTTTAACGAAATGCTCTCCATCCATTCATTAGGGTCTTGTGCAGTTCTTTCTTCTTCCACGTACTTCCAAACTCTCGTGGCACGCTCCCACCGGAACAAAGCCTTCTTTAAATTCTGGTAGTGATTAATCCTGTAGACCTGATTTGTATATGAGGCATAAAAATCCTTCTTCACCTTGTCCAAGCCATCCGTTTTACTCTCCCAATCATTATGACTCCCTATCACAGGATCAATAAAAGCCAGCTCTTTGAGGGGGGCTTGCTCTTTTCTTCCATTCCTCAATCCTTTCACGAATTTCTTTAAACCTTCAAAATGCTTGGTTATATCTACTCCATTGACATACCCGTTCCCATATCTATCTTTAACACACCTTACCCCAATCTGTAATAAATACGAATACACTACAAAGGCATGGACATTAAGAATTATCCCTATTTCACGTACATTTACCCACGTCTTTTCATTAAAATTTCTATCCATAACACGATTATTTTTAAAATAAATAGTATATTTGCTATACAATCGTGAATGATTGGGGAGAACAATGCTTTTACACCTTGCTAGTTCTCCCTATTTTTTTTGATCTCTTCTTATTTCTAAGATTTTCCCGGTCAATCTTTCTGCCCCACATCATCGAATTATACAGGGAAACAGCATATAAAAAAAGTTCCTCACTACTTGCAAGGAACTCTACTTTTGTAGCTTCTTTTATTGAATCAGCATACAAACTTTGATTTATGTGATCATCCATTTGGTTTCTTTTCTCTCAATTGTATTCTAAGATTCTGATTGAACAATCTAACTTTCTCTCTAACGAACAGAAATCGTTTTTTTAGCTTTATGGCATCCTCCTTTGAATTACATTTTCCTCCTTCAATAGTAAAGTATCTACCATCTCCCTGCTCTTCCATAACATGGTATTTATCTTTCCTACGTCTAATACGAATATTTCCTACCATGATCGCCCCCTTTCTTCCATTTCCTTACGCATAGCTATTAACTTCTCTCGATAAGTTGATTTACTAGAAACTTCACCTTCTGAAAGTTCCTTTTTTAGAAGATTGCCAACTACGATACCACTAATAGCCAACTTCAACTGAATTGCCTGACCTTCCAAATCATCATCTTCCACCGTGTATTCTGTACCTTTGAGCTTATTCCATTGTTCTTCTGATAACTTTCCACCAGCAAGGAACATGAGAGTAGAGATATCTTCTCGCTCTAACTCTATTTTTACTGTTACTTTTTCCATATTTCTATGATTTTATTTGAATTATTACTTTCTAAAAAACATATCTCCCGAAATAGATCGGGCTGTATCATCACCAGTTAACCGGATGTATCGAAAGAAGTTCTGTTCGGTCCGGTGCCCGGTGAGCTTCATTATCTCGAACGTCTTCATCCGTCCTGTTAAATACATATTTGTTGCTGCACTCCTCCTTGCAGTATGGCTACTAATCAGCTCCCACTTTTCACGAGTAACAGTTTTCAGTTCGCCGCCCTTGGTGAACGAATAGGTAACTAAGTCATTCAATCCGATTTCCTTCATTATTACTTTCAGATACTTGTTGAAGTACTGAATGCAAAGACCGCATGGAACCTGACCGGCATACTTTGAGAAAATTTCCCGCACATAATCATGTGCCGGGACCTTAACATCAACGTTCGTTTTCTTTGTCCGGATCACAATATAACCATTTATTAGGTTCTGACTTGTCAGTCTCGAATAGTCTGAGTAGCGAAGAGCGGTAAGACATCCTAGTATGAACATGTCTCTGATTCGCTCTTTTGCTTTCCGCTTATCTTGATTGACAAACTTGTAGTAGTATATTCTTGTGATCTCGTTCATCGAGAGAAACACAGCGTTTGTTGGTTCAGTCCTCAAATCAATCTCATCGTAGGTATAATCTACTGCATAGTTGTACTGAGATGCTCTACGCACAAGTGATTGAATTTTCAGAACGTATCCGACAATGGTATTATGTCGAAGTCCTTGGTCTTCCAGATAGATGATGAAATCGTCCAAAAACTCAGCCGTCACCGAATTGGTGAATATGTCACAATCAAACTCTGAGGAGAAGTTATCAATGTGTTTTATGATCGCATCGTAAACGGCTGCATAGTGCTCAGACTTGCGTCTGCTGCGCTTTTCAAGCACATCCCGGATAAAGTCAGTGAATAATATGCCTTCTAAAGGCTTCTCCTGCCGGAAGTGATTAATGTAGTCCTTACGCACTTGGGCGGTCCGGACCGGTTGTGATAATTGTAATGCTTTGGCTGTATCATTTTAAAGGGTTAGTTACTTTGTTTATTGAATATCATTCCGAGATGTTCCTCGACATGATTCGTTTTTATTATTGTTATTAGTTAATTAGGTAGGATAAATTCCACATTATCTTGACTCATATACTCGGAAAAAGAAGCCTGTGAGCATCCTTTTGAGAAATCATTGTAGCACCGTCCACGCACAGAAAAATAATATCTTTTATCATCAAGTACTCTTCCCTTGCAAACTTCTCCGTCAAAGAAGCACACTATCTCATCACCATTATCCAGCAATCTTCTAAGAAGCTGATAATCCTTACTCAATTTATACGGTTTATTCATATTTCTTTTGTTATACGCCAAACAAAATTTGCTGTTTGGCAGATTTTAAATTATAACTTTCTATCGCTCTATCCAGTATGGCACGCCCTATCAACGGGTCTACACAGTTACGGAGAAGTTTTTCTTTTGCTGGATAACTATACTTATCCAGGTCAAATCCAAGCTTTGACATTTCCTTTTTTCTAATTTCTCCCTGAGTAATTCCCAACTTATCTTTATCGCCGCACATTCGACTTATTTTTATACGGTTTTCCAGATGCGGTATTTTAAAATTAGACCAGAAATAGTGTCGCCCACTTACCTGAGGAGGAATTAACGGGTCATAATAGCTCTTCACATTTTCAATGACATAACAACCTTGAAAAAAGTGTTGTAGTAATATTATCTCTTGATAAAGATTCATGTCCGGGTAACGGATGATTCCTTTAGCATTCAGGAAGTAATTTGTTATTGAGTGAGACGGGCATGGTGGCGAAGCCCAAACAAAATCGTACTCCATATAATGTTCTAAAAGGAATTGATGTGCATCCCCAATTACTACCGTGTCACCTGGATATAAGTCTTTATATATTTCCGCAATTCGTGGGTCAAGTTCAACCGCTGTTATCTGGTGAATATCACCCCAAAGTTTCCGGTTACCACCAATGCCTGCATATAAATTAAGTATCTTCACTTTAGTTCCTTTCTATTATTGTATTGATCGTCTTCCCGATATCAGGAAAACGTTTTGGTTATTAAATAAAAAAAATAGCGATCTGATAGACCACTATGTAAATCGAACTTGGGGATATTTTAAATTCTCAATAGCTTCTTTGTCTCCATTGGCAGCACGTCTCTTAGTCTCCAAATACCAAGTATAGGGATTATACCCTTTGGGGATTGTATATCCGGCAGGCAATTCCCGTCTAGCTAATGCTTCCTCATTAATCTTTCGCTTTTCACATCGATCAATTTCTTTCTGTCTCTCTGGAATAAACTCTTTGAAAAAAGCATTTCCAATCCTTCGGGCATCAAATTGAGAAAAAGAGTTATCGTATCTTCCGGACTTGTATCGAGAAAAAAACAGCATTAGTTCTGATAATTTGTATATCTGAACAGACGATGCAAATGTCTGAGCAAATATTCCGATTCCTTGTGCTACCCCTTCGTCTTTACAAGAACTAGACCCAAATAATGCCAGCACTTGTGCATAAATCCACATTTCCGCATTTCCTTCTCCATAAACTTCATCATACTTTTTAATCGTGGGACAATTTGAAAAATATGCTTTTTCTGGATTCTGAGCCACATAAGCCCAGTTTGTCGGAGAAAAGACACGCTCAATATCAGAAGGGTCTTTCCACTTCGTTAACCAAGCCTTGCTCTCTACGCTGACGCTCGGCAATGAATTGCTGCAAGGCATGGTCATTTGCTTCCTGCTTGCTTGTACAAGGTTTCTGATTGTTTCCATACTTTTTTTGTTTTAGCCATTCTTGATAATCACGTTCAGTACCAGAGAATACGACTCCGGTCCAATTGGATTCTATAGCTCGCTCTATTTGTCGGATAGCGAACTCTTCTTCAAATTTACCCAGCTTGTTTAATGAAATCTGCAAAGCATAATTTAGCTTTCCTTTCCATTTTGGAGTTTTCACAAGTTCCGTCCATGCCGACATAAATGCTATCGAATCGAAAGGATAAACTAAAGGCTTCGCATCTCCTTCTTTTTTCCTAGATCGCTTAGGCTTTTCGGGTGGGGTGCTCTCGTGCGTATGCGCGAGACTCTCTTCTTGTTTTATGTTTATATTATCTATAATAGGTGAGATTTGCGTTTCATCTAAACATTTTCCAGATGAAACTACAGATGATGGCAAATTATCATCTAAGCATTTTACAGGTGTTTCTACAGGTGATTCTACAGGTAGTATTTCTCCACCTTCGTTATTATCATCTGTAGAATCATCTGTACTTTCATCTGTACTTTCATCTGTAAAATAGACGGATGATATTACAGTAGTAAATGAGTAATAACAGCCAATTCTCTTATCTTTTGTCGATTGGAAGTAAAGTAATCCGGCATCGCTCAAATCACTCCTTGATTTTATTAAGGTTTTCTCTGACATATTCAGAATAGAACACAAATCAGAGTTCTTCTTTTTAAAAACATCCTTCCACTTCATATCATTACAAATCGCTACAAGCTCATGATATAAGGCTTGCGCTGCTGTAGTTAGGTAAGTATCATCACGTACCTTTCGGAGCTTGGAAATCAGTTGATAGCTATTCATAAATGAAAATATCTATTTGCTGCACATTCATCAAAAGACTTCACACGCTCTATAAGACGCTTCTGTCTCCTTCTGAATGCTAAGTTATTATCGTACCTATTATGGCATTCCCGACACAATCCTACGATGTTCTGCGGATTGGTATAATGTTCTGGATACATGCTCTTAGGGACCAAATGCGCGGCATCTACTGCTGGCTTGCCACATATTACACAAAAGGGGGAAAGCGACTGCTTTATTTTAGCAACCTCTCTGTTTCTCTGAGCTTGTTTACTGCTTACCTGTTTCATAAGAATAGCTTTTAAATAATAGTTCCCGGATACCGAACCAACGGACACCGGGATAATTTATTTACCATGCTTCATTGCATGGCAATCTTCACATAGCGTTTCAAGACAATACAAGAACTCTAATTCATGTCCAACTATAGAGTATCCTGCAACGTCATAGACTTTGTGATGAATCTCCAAATTATAAGTCTTTCCACATACTTGGCACTTGTGCCCGTCACGGATTCGGACCTTACGTTTTACTTCTTCCCAATAAGGATTATTCCTCAGACTCTTCCGGTATCTCGTTGGTCTCCCCCTCTTGTGTGCTAGTCTCGTCATTTTCGTCCTCCTTTCTCCATGGACTTTCTTCGATTGGAACTCGATGCCATTCGTGACGTTCAATAGGAACTACCTCACTGGTATCTTCATCTACAAAATCTTCAATCCATTGCTCCAGCCATACATCTTGACCATCTTCCTCCCATACCTCGATTATATCCTCTCCTTCTCCGAATCGGCGGACATTCTTACGAGTATCTTTAAAATCAACGTTTGGCAGTTCGTATCCCAATTCTTTGAACGCCTCTTGATTCTTTTCTCCGGAATTAAACAGATCGTTGTATTCATGCTTCGGAATTTCTTGAACTAATGCCAGACGAAAAGCGTCATTCACCCATGAGTAATATAAGTAATACCCCATAACCGGAATGCGGAAAGTATCGATCATCTTCAAAGGATAATCCTTCACACCTTTCTTTGCAAGGTTTACAAGATCCTTAAACTGAGTATTTAATGCTGAAATCTTTGCCTCAAATTCTTTCTTCTCGGTATTGAACTTTGCTTTCAATGCTTCGAACTGTGCTTCAAGTTCCGGCATCTGTTCCTCGGCAATCTCACCATAATTCGCACGGATAGTTGATATTTCATAATCATCCATCACCCGGTTAGCGATCACGTCTTTCTCTTGAATGGTGACGAAGTTCTCTGCCAGTTTCTTCTTTACATCGTCCATAGAGACACAATCAGAGAAAATCACTTCGGGAAATTTCACGGTGGTAGGGAGCTTAAATTTAAGTTCCTCTGGTACATAGTCTTTTAAATCAATCATTGTTTCTTATTTTAAGTTATGAACATTGTAAATAAATTGTTCCCCCATCAGTGCTGACACAGTTTACTTCAAATTGAGTCCAATCGTTTTCCCAGCATTTTGTTCCGGGTGGAACTTGTATGGAGACATTGACATCTTCATCTCTATTGCATTGGTCTAATGCTTCTCCAAATTTTTCTAAGAATTCATCCAAACTCATTTTTATTCTTGTTTTATATTAATTCTCTATAGCCACCGGATGAAGCAATTTCTGACTCCATTCCGGGAGCTGCATATCAATAATACCTCTAGCTCCTTCTTCGGCTTTAGCATCATATCCGGGAAACCATTTCTTGTCGAAACAGTCTTTTACGATTGAGAGAGCATAGCGATATTTATACTTACCATTTGCCAAATCATCGGGCGACCAGAAGAGAACAGCGACATCGTATGGTTCAACCGTCTGTAACATGATCATGATTGTTACATTAAAGTTTCGTCCAGTAACGCTACTCATAACTTCTTGGTACATTCCTTCTGAAAGCTCATACTTGAGCTTGGCACAATCATAGTAGAACTTGCCGAGATCGTCGGCACGTGTGGTCTTAAAGGAAATAACAGCGTTTACACCGATATTTTCCTCTACATTAAAATAATCCGGTCGGACCCTTACATTAAGTCCCGTTTCTTCATCCTTGCCATAAAATGATACTTCTGAGTATGCACCTTTCAAAAGCTGCTTGATGATGCCGCCACCATACCAATAATAGTTTCTTTCAAGAGCTTTAATTATCATACTCATTTCATCACTGATAAACGAGTATCCCAAATCAATGCACTTCTGTTTCTTATTATCACGAAAGTCTTTCAGATCGCAGAAATTCCACCTTTCAGAAGGTGTTTCTTCTTCAACATCTGGAACATAATTCTTATCATTCAGGAGCAATTCATTATAGAACCGAATCATTCCAAGCACGCCATCTTTCGATGATTGGTTACACTTAGGTTCTACTTTGACAAGCTCGAATAAACGTGGTTCCAAAAATGCCATGTGGGCAAATGTCCCTAACTGAAAACAAGGTTTTTCTTTCTCTTCAAATGTTCTTTCGTAATCATAATAAAAGGATCGTGGAGTTTTAAGAGCATTTTTCAAATTGGAAGAGGAAATATGATCGCTTTTCAAATACATCTCCATAGGATCACGCTTTACTACTCCGTTAACGCTCAATTCCTTCAAATCAATATTAACAGGTGGCTTATTGCAATTCAAAGAGATAAAATCAAGCATCTCCTCTTTGGTGGGATAATCATCCGGATTATAAGCAGAAGGGTTGAGTTCTTCCCCTTCTGCGCAATCGTCCAAATTAAAATCTATCATCCGGCAACAGGCAAGTTAATACGCAAAGGTTTTACAGACCAATTATCTGACTGGAAGTTATTAGTTTTGTTCTTACGCTTGCCCATGTAAGTTATTTTAAGAGGCATGCCACTTTTAAGTGATCCGTTCTCAATATACTGTTCAAGAATACCAACCAATCTACGAGAACCATTTGTTACTGTCTGTACCGTACCATCTGCTGATCTCTCTAAGAAAGTAGCACAATCCAAATCTATTAATTCATCCGGACTGGTAGCACTCAATACCTTTTGAGGTTTGATTTCTACAAAGTACATTTTTCTAAATTCACCCGGTTTCTCTGGTGTCCAATAGTTTCCGCAAAGGTCAATCGGTAATTCTTGCGCATCTTCCAAAGAAGGAAGATCATTTTTACTTAGGTCTGCTGCTTGAATCACAAATGAGGATTCTTGTTCTCTAATAGCTAAATCGTCCATATTCGTTATAATTAAAGTAGTTAATAAAATAGTTCCCGGATACCGAACCAACGGACACCGGGATAATTCAAAACTTAAATAGCGGACTGGATACCGCACGGAGTCCTTTACTCCATGATTAGGATTAAACTATAAATTATTGATCTATAATCTCCCTCATTTCAGCTTTTGCCAATGGAGATAACATTTGCATATAATTACATTTGAATGCTGCGGATTCAAGTTCTAACACATCATACCGCACACTAGAACGAAGTTTACCATCTGCATCCTTATACCTTTTTACTATACCTTGTTTTACCCATTTTGTTACATTCCCTTTCCCGTATAAAATATGAGCTTTATTCTGTGATATAAATTTAGGTTCCTTGAAAGAATTTATTCGTTCTTCTTTGCGACCAATACCTCTTGCATAATCTATTAGATTTAATATAAATTCTTCAGGCATAGTCCTTTTCATAATTCCTCCTTTCTAAATAATGTTTTAAATATTGGCTTAAGGATATAGTTATAGAACCAAATAGAGTATATAATACCTATTATATTAATTGTATAATTCCAATCATTTGTTTCCTGATCTATATCGTTAAAAGTGAGTATACAAGGAGCTGCTAAAATATTAAGCAGAACAATGTTTAATATCAACTTTCTCATAAACTTTATTTTTGGATTAATACTAGATGATATAAAATGAATCACAGTCCTTTCTACTTCTAGTTGCTCGTACCGAAGTCCTTGCATTAGATCGTACCCTACAACGTCTCATGTCCATTTGATAATCCGGTGTAACAGCTATTACCACAAACCACACAGAGAAAAATAACTCAATACCGTGCTTCCTAATCTCCTTCAAATCAAAGTTTCTTTTAGTCCTATCACATAACAGGAATAAAGTAAGCTCTACGTTATTGTTAATGCCTAACTTCTTATGAATATCCCTAATCTGTGCCTTTATTGTCCATATTGACTTTTGGAGCAATTCAGCTATTTCAGAAGGAGTATGCCCTTTTGCAACTTCATGTGCTACTTGATACTCACATTGAGTTAAGGGTTCCATCACGATATCCTTTTAATATTAAAAAACCTTGTTTTACCTATAAAGTATTTATCTCCGACGGTCTCTATTTCAATACCTTTCCGTCTTAGTCGATAACGAGCAGAACTCATAACACGATCATAATTACTATCTAAAACTCTAGCTGGTTCATTTATAGATAGCTTACTAATTGAATCTACCCAATCTCCTGTTATTGTCTTTATCCTTTTTGCCATAAGATTAATTATTTGATTATTATTAGTGGATAAGCCCGGATTCGAACCGGGAATGTAAATTCAAGAGCCTCACTGAATGGTTACAGAATGTCTGGCTTACAATCTTACTCTACTAAGCGTTACCAATTCCGCCACTTATCCAATTAAAAAGGTGCGCTATTCTCACGAACGGCACACCCTACAACACAAACACAAAATAAAACACGACAAAACAACTCAATACATCTCGATAGATGTATAAGCCCTAAGATTATTGTTACTAGTCAATTAATTTAAAAAAACAATTCCATCTGTCAATACCAAAGTTATTCCACTCATGATATTTGTTCCCTTTAATATCGGTTATACAATTATCATTTTCAGAAATGTATATATCTCCTTCTAAATAAGCTATTTCACCATCTCCATCATCCATTATTACTGTTTTTATACAAAGAAATTTTTGTCCTTTCTTTATTTCCATAATATTTCCCCCTAATTTATTTGGAGTCCCTTTGATCCATTCGTAAACCTCATTGGCGACATCTTCAATGTTGCCGCCAATTTGAGGTCTACATACAACTAATTTCATACACCACTTGCGCAATCTCATATCATTGCGCTTTCTAAAATACCGAACTACTTTTTTTATCATAATCATATCAATTAAAGTTAGTGCCCGCGATACCTTCTACGGATTCTCCCACGTATCGAGACGCGACGGGCTATATGTTGAATCACTTAGATAGCGTTATAGCTCGCCTAACCTGCTATATGCTTACTGATAAAGACTTTTCGGACTTCCAAGTGATATATGTAACTAATTCGAACCTTCAACCGATCACGGCATTCCTGCTACGGTTGAATTTCTTTTCGTATGAACCAATATGTCAAAGAACTATTTAATTTAGTAGTACTTGCGTAGAATATTCTCTACGTCTACGCAAGCTTTTTTATAAATCCGCCCGACTGGTTTCCCTTTTAGGGATTTCCATATTGTTATACTAAACTTATTGCTTATCTGAGTTTTGTTTAATGAAATCGTAAATAGGTTTAAGCATCTTCTTAGCCTCTTTTACAGTAGGAGACAAACTACCCCGTGTATAGATATGAAAGTCAAACTCCCTTTTCTTAGAAAACTCCCACCTATCTTGATAAGCATAAAACTGAACGGAATTAACATGGGGAGATACTTCGATAAATATCTGGGACCCGTTCTCTTTCGAAAAGTTCATGCTATCTATGATAGCCTTCTGAACTAATCCCATTACGCTGTAATTCTTCTTTTTCATAATCGTATATTAATATTATTTTAGTTCTTTGTACATCAGTCTTACGATAGTAAAAGTGATCAATAGAATAATGCTCATTATCTCCAAGAACTATCGTAGTTAGCATACTTATCTGCGAAAAACGCTTTCAACACATTACCCTGTTTAGACTCAATCGCTTTCGGCTTCAATGATTCTACATATTCATCCATAGCCAAACGAGCGTCCACCCAAGAAGTACGCAAGGCAGATTTAAGAGAATAACCGTACTGGCGTACATATACCCAAGCTCTCTGCATGATGGCTTTCATATTATATTTGCCGTTCTTTACTAGTTCATAATCTCTATTTCTCATTGCCTTACCTATTTTTAGTTATGTAAATAATTTGGTTTTATCGCACAATATTCGCACCTTTGCAGTGTTGATTGATTGATTGACATTGCAAAGATATTATCTTCTTGCGATATATCGCTATTTATCGCAAGATTTTATCGCCATAATAACAATAATTAACATTATGAATAAAATCAATATCGCATCTTTAAGGAAGTCACTAAAACTTAGACAAAAAGATTTCGGAGAGAAAATAGGCATTAAGCAAGCCTATTTATCAGAAATAGAAAGCGGCAAAAAACCTCTAACAGAGGAACTTTACAACAACATTGTAAACGTTTTCGGTATAGAAAAAGTATCTGAGTATTTTGTATCCAACGAAGCTAGCGATAATATTGCTAAAACAAACATAAGCGAAGCAATACCACTCAACCAAAGCCATATTATAAACGTACCATTAGTGAGCCAATACGCACAAGCAGGATACCTATGCGGATATCAAGATGCCGCATACATGGAAACTCTCCCAACCATACCATTTATTATAGACCACGAAGCCAAAGGAAACTATGTAGCTTTTGAAGTAAGGGGAGATAGTATGAATGACGGAACCGAAGAAAGTTACTTAGAAGGTGACAGATTATTATGTAGAGAAATATATTCCCAATACTGGGTAGAATCAAAGCTACATTATACTAAATGGGATTTCGTTATTGTACATGAAGAAGGAATACTCGTAAAGAGAATCATAGATCATAATATGGATAATCATACAATCACAATACATTCTTTAAATAGTATGTACCCTGACCGAGTGATTGATCTAGCAGAAGTAAAGCAGATTTTTAACGTTATAGAATTACAAAGACCTAGAAGAAGATAAGTATGGGAGCATGGTTAATCATATTTATATTTATTGCAATACTTGCTCAAATATATACCTGTAATAGATATTCGGTAATAAAGCGCAAATTTGATAGGCTAACAAATCAATATAACACTATCTTTAAAGAGAATGAAGAAAATAAGAAATACGTAGGCTTCTTAGATAAAGCTGTATCGGAAGCTAAATATTTCCGGGCAAAATATAATGAATGCAGCTCAGAACTCACTATGAGTCAGATTGAAAGCAAAAATTTATTGGAAAAGTTGCGAGAAGCTAATACACAACTTCAATACGAAAGAAATAAAGAACAGATCGAGAAAGACAAAATAAAAGCTAAATTGCTAGAAAAGAAAAAGAAAAGAGAAATAGAAAAATTAGCTCTCCAAGAGCTTATAGATGAAGGCGAGATATTTCCAGAAGCAAACAAACGTCCTCCAATACCAAAAGATGTTGTAGATACTGTTTGGAATAGAGATGGAGGAAAATGCGTTTATTGTGGATCGAATGAAAATTTGCACTTAGATCATATTATTCCTTTCTCTAAAGGTGGGGATACAAGCGTTGAGAATTTACAATTACTTTGCCAAAAATGTAATCTTGAAAAATCAAATAAAATCGGATAATTAAAAACTAGCTTATGAAAAAGATCATTTTATTAGTATGTGCAATCACTGCACTTTGTTCATG